AGTTAAGCAACCAATCACGGCAGAAGTTCTGACCGCTCCACCAGTAAGCCAACTGCCTCAACAAGCCATAGCCCATCGAGTTGCCCGAACGGTTCTTGTAGATGCCAACGAGGAACTTGTTGTCAGGAAACTCCTCGTAAACGCCATCCCCTTGGGGTGAGAGCATCAGGTCAGTCTTATCGTAAGGGAAAGAATAATAGCGGGGATGGCAGAAGTAAGTTGATTTGGGGCAGATTCCCTCTGGCTTCACTTCCCAAAGGATTTCTTGCACGCTGAATCCCTTACCGACTGCATCGCACAAATCATAAATGGCATTGCGGAAGCCGTTAGTTCCCTCAATCGGATTGCCAATCCACCCATCAATCGCATACTGAACAAAGTCTGCTTTCGCTTGAGCGGAGTCTGTTGGGCGTTCTCCCCTCTCGGTGTACGGCATCACGGTGTAGGTTGCCCCTGCCGCTGCGCTTTTCAGTTCGTGAAGGTTCTTTGCCAGCCTAGCCCATGAGTCCTCCATTAGCTCGTAGACTTGGTATTGCTGCCGAATATCCCCGCCAAGGGCAGCACGAAGTATAGCAATTACGTTAGCCGGGGACTGTTTACTCCCCAGCGAATTGCTGTCCATCCGGTCACGGTTGTTGGGCGCAATTACCCTCTTACCGACAGGTGATCCGTTCGGCCCTTTTTTGGCACTAAACAGTTTCCCGAAGCGGTTACTTAATTCTGCAATCATACCAATGTGGGCCTTAACCCAGCGAGCTTCGCCCTGCCAAGCATGATGTTGCTAGTCTCTTGGATTGCCCCTGACCCTTGGTTTAGCAGAGCGGCATAGTTGGCCAAAGCCAATGCGGTACATCTATCGGCGTGACCATCTGAACGCCTAACCGCTCTGTACTGTTTGTTTCCTCCCGGCGTGGTCAACTCATTGACCGAATGTAAATCCTCTCGAATGGCCTTATCCCGTGGAACCCTAATGCTCCTCTCTTGGAAAGCCCTGCGTAAACCGGGGAATATCTTAGCCTTCAACCCCTGCGTGAAAGTGCATTCTTCTAGCTTAAAGGCAAACCGCTTGGCTAAAGACTCGCTTATTGCATTGCCGATCCCTGTTGAATCAATGGCAGCATGGGTCGCCTTGTTGATGCGGTCAGATAGAAGTTCCTCCTGCAAATGGTATGGGGTGTTTCGGAGAACCAGAACCTCCTTTGTCCACATCACATCCCCAACCTTTTCAAGCGTCCAAGCTACAGTCAGGTCATGCTTGCGCCCAATGTCTATGCCTACAAAGCGAACGGTTCCCCCACTCGTTTCCTCGCAATCTAGGGTTGCCTCATCACTTACGCATTCATCAATGAGAGTGTAAGGCAGCAACACATTGGTGGCATCCACAAACTCGCATTCATATTCCTGCTCCCAAGCTTCCGGGTCATCCAGCCCTATCTTCAAAGCCTCAACGTCCATTGGCAAACCTTCCTCAATTGCTGAGTGAATGGTGGTTTTGTGCCTTACGAAGTTCATTTCCTCCGACTTGTTCCATATCTCGTAAAACTTGGAATTGCGTCCTGCTGGGGTGCTTATGATGCGGAGCTTTAGCTCACCCCTCAAAGGGTTGGAGATTGCTGGGTAAATGGCCTCGTAGATACGGTCGGGCTTTTCATGGAAAGCAAACTCATCCAGCACCAAGTTGGCTGAATAGCCACGCACGGTGTCCGGGTTGGCCGGGAGAGCAAGGATTCTTGAGCCATTAGCAAACCTTACCTCGCTCGTCCTGCAATCAGGCTTGGGTAAATCCATTGCATCAGACACAACCCTCGCAACCCTATTGCCCTTCAGCATCCATTCCTCGGACTGCCTTTGCCCCGCTGAAAGCACCACCCAATCGGTGTTAGGTTTATCCACACAACTGGCAACAGCCTCAAAGGCTGAACCAAGTGAACCACCTATCTGCCGAGACTTAAGCCAAATCTTGAAACGCGAAGTGTCAGCAACCCACCTTTGCTGGTAGGGCAGCATCAACTTGAATAAGGCTTTTGCGCGTTCCTCTTTATTCATTCAGTTGTTTTCAGGATTAGGAGCACCAAGCATCTCCTTCCATTGGCTGACTAGCTGTTTCTCGCTGGCAACATGCCCTGAGTGTTCCACGTTAACCTCTGCCCGATCAGCAAACCCGCATACGTTCTTTAAGGCAAAGATGAGTGCCACCACGTTGCTGTTATCTAAAGCCTGTTGGACTAGCTTCCGCTTGAGAGAAGTTTGCAACTTGGCCTTTCCCTTTTCATAGGAAACGCGAAACTCGCTGCTTTCCCCCTTCATTTGGCGTTGAATCACATCATGAGAACAGCCAAGGAGAGTCCCCATTTCGGCGAGGGTAGCGTTGAGTCCGCCAAGCCTTTCAACCAAGTCTAGGTCAAAGATGATCTTAGGTCTGCCACCGGGATGCTTGCCATTACTGGTGGGTGTTGGTGAAGTTAAGCGGTTACCTGTCGTTGCTCCAGCCATCGAGGAATAAGGATGCAGGACAAACAGGGGGGCTGTTCAACAGTTAATTTGGGGCAATACAGGTTAAAGGAGTGGGGTTTGTGCGAGTTAAATTAAGTCCGTGGGTTTCAAAATCAAACCCACTTATTTTATTGTTTACCTTTTTTGTTAAAAGGGGTGAACAATTCGCTATCTGTCATTTGGCCCAAGGTTATAGTCAGGGGCGACGATGAGGTTTTCCTTCCTACAAAAAGCAATGAGGTCTTTGATCTTGCGGTTATTGAACCAATAAACCCCGTTCTTTTTGTGAACCCCTTGGCCCAACTGGGCGCTGTGGTGTTTCGTTTTATCGGGGGACTGTGGCTTATGTTTCCACCGTTCATTGCCCCCTTTGACAAGCCTGTCACTCCGCATTGTTATGATGTTATCCATGATTTCTGTTTAGAACCCTATCCAATTCCGTGTTCATAATGAGCAATTGCTTCCCGGCTAGGATGGCCTTTATCTGCCCAAGTTTAATCATCATCCTGACCCTGTAGTTAGTTATGCCAAAGATTTCAGCCACCTCTGGCACGGAGTAAGAAACTTTTACCTGACCTTGGTGCAACTTCTCCATTTTTGCGGTGTTAATGATTCTTTGTTTATTGGTTTACACTCCCCCAATAGGCACATTTATGATCGGGTTGATGTCATAGCTTGCCTTTTTCTTCCCATCAGACTTGCTTCCGTTATCTCTCCTTACGATTTTGCTGCCCCACTTCTTCTGTAATAAGTCAAACTGATCTTTTTCCCTTTGTATTGTGCGATAATCGGCACAGCCCCCCTTATTCGAGTGCTGTTTAACAAAGTAAAAGAGGTAGTTGATTCTCAGCACCTTGCGGAACTTATTGGCCGCTTGGAGAGTCAGGTCATAATCTTCCTTGAGCGGAAGGGTTTCGTCATATCGCAGGCCTTCGGCTTGATCTGCTAGGAAAGCTTGGAACGGGCCGCCAATGTAATTATTGAATGAGAACGGCGTGTACTCTCGGTAAGCCCCCTTGTCGGGGATACAATTGACCCCCCAAAAAGGAGTTTCACATTGTTCCGCAAGGCTGAACCCCTGTTCTATCTCCTCTGTGGCTTCTTCTGCATTGAGGCGCTTTTGTTCATTCCCGTTCCACCTTCCAATAGCGGAAAGGTCATCATCAAGGATTAGCAACCACTTGGTTGGGCAATTCTCCAATATCCAATTCCGCACCCTGCAAAGGTTCCCTTGCGCTGAGTCAGGGCATTCCCATACTGGCAAATCATTCTTTCTGTACGCCTCCGCTTGGGATTTGCACACCACATATTGCACTTGGTTGAAATACTCATGGGTAAACGCGCTATCTGCTCGTTTCCAGCTTGGGGCGGCTATGGTTAACCCTGCCCTCATAATCCTTTGTCTAAGCTGTTTATGTAACTGGCCCCATCAATCACCCTTCCGATGCCTTTTGACCACGGCTTGCCGTTCTGGCGTTTAGCAGTAACCGTTTCAAGGTCGAAGTGAGTCTGTGCCGCAAGCCAATCAATGTCGTTGTTGAACTTTAGCACCACATAATTGTTTGACTCAGCAATGGCTTCGCTGAACTTCTCGCTCCCCTCCACCTCTTCGTGGTTCATCTCTAAAAGCTTGTCAATCTCGTCCCCATCGAAGCCGGTTAGTTCCATGTCGATGCCTGTCTCACTCAATCCTGATAATAGCTCGGTGAGCTTATCGTCGCTAAGCCCTGACAGTTCAGAAATGCGGTTATCTGCCACCAAATGAGCAAACTCCTCTGCCTCAGTCTTGAAATCCTGCTCATCAATCGGGGCGGTTTGGACGTTGAGAAGCTTTGCAGCCTCTAATCTGCCATGCCCTGACACGATGAACCCGGAGCGTTTGCTCACCACTATTGGGCTGCGCCAACCTGAATGGCGAATGATCTTGGCCAGCAAAGCAATCTGCTTGTCTGGATGTTTGTTTGGGTTTTGGGGGTGCGGAACCAAGTTCGCAATGTCCTCAAGCTTGGAATGCTTACAATGTATTTCAATTTCACTCATGCTGTTTTAATAAAGCACATCCTCATCGTCTACCGTTTCAAGTGGTTTATTGGTGTTTTTGATTACTTCAGCAGACTTGGCAAGCCCCCGCTCCACCATTTCCTTCATCACAAAATAAGCTTCATTTGCATCTGCGTCAGGGAAATAGCCACCTCCCCTGAAAGGATACATCTCGCCAAGTGATTCCAGCGTTGGGGCAAGCACTTCATTGCCGCCCCACTTGCCTTTAACTAGCCTTGCCTTCTGTCCGTCTACCTCTACAACGATCATACTTTGCTCCCTTCTTTCAGGTTCCAAGCCCCGGTGGGGGGTAGTTTTACATCTAGGTCTTGCACCCCTTTAAGGATGCGAAGGATAAGATCAAAGTGGTCGGGGTCTTTTTTGTGAAACTCGGCTGGGTTTTTATACATCCACTCCAACCCCATGCTCACTATCTCCGTGTCTCCTCTGTCATAAACCTTCCCCACATAAGGGTCTAGGAAATCATCCTCAAAGGCTACCTCGTTATTTTTGTAATCAGACAGGGGCCGTATTTCATTCAGTCGCCTTAGCTTGTATTTTTCAAGGGCTTTGCCTGCTTTATGGGCTGTCATAAGGTTCCCTGCTTTTGTCTCTTTATCTATTTTCAGGCGCAAAGCTTCCTCCCCTCTCCCCAGCCTTTGCTTGAGCCACTTGTTTGTCATTTCCCTTATCCATTGCTGTTTCCCCTCAAGCTGATGCCCGAACTCATGAACGACAGTCCCCGCGTCTGACCGCGCCTTCAGAAATATTCCCTTGTCCCATGCTGAATAAGCCCTGCGTTTGATTGTGGGGGAGATTTGCGTGATGTTGTTGCTCATTGTTAAGGGATGCTCAGGGAACGCCTCGCGCCCTCGATGGTTAAGGTTGACCATATCTTCAAAGCGGCTATCCCCTGTGAGTGCATTAAACGCTTTGATTCCCTTTTCCCACTCGGGCTTCATCTTTTGCGGTCGCCCTTGAGGGTTAAGGGCTTTCCCCTTGAAGTTGTTTGGCTTGAGGTTCCCGTACTTATCTTGGGAAGAAACGGCATAAGTCAAATCCTTGTTAAGCTGGGAGAGGTTATGGTTGGCTGTGCTTTCCTCCGCACTTGCCTTGTAGACCTTTGCTGAAAGCTTATCAACCTCCTTCGTTAGCTGGGCCTCTGTCATCTTCTTGTACTTGGGCACAGTAACCTTCTTGTTCTGCCTCTTTTCAGCCCTTGCCTTCTGCGCTGCCGCCCAATCTAGTTTTGCCTCCATCCTGCTATCAATTGCTGCCAACCTTCGATTTTGTGCCGCTGGGTATTTTTTAAGAATGGCGTTTGCCTTTTTCTTGGCCACCTTGTACCCCTCAAACGCACTAAGGCGGGGAGTCTCTGGCTCAAGGACTTTCTTGGGAACCTTCCTTGCTGGGGCAGGGGCAGGGGCTTTGCTTATCTTCTCAATGATCTCCACAAACTCCCCGTTAGTGTAGGCATCCATGCCCATCTTATCCAAAAACTTCTTGAGGAACTCAGGCTCAACATCTGCGGAGGCTTTCAGCCCTTTGTTGAAAGTATCATCTGGCGGCAGCACTTGCTCATTCTTCGCAATCAACCCCATTTGTATGGCCTTATCCCTCCTGACATCCTCAACGTCCATGCCGCTGTTGAATCCCCAAGGGCCAAAGGGAACCCCAAAGCCGCCAATGCTCTGGTCATTCATCTTCAGCCAAAACTCCATGTCATCCTTACGCCTAACCTCGTTCCGGTTGCTCTTGTGCAATGGGCGCGGGACTTTCCGCTGCTCTGCCCGGATGAACCTTTGGGCTGGGTAAGCATCCAGAATGGCGGGGTCTTGCCCCTGCTTGTAGTAGCCGTATGACTGAGCTTGCTGGGTTTGGGTGTCGAATATGAGGTTGAGCCTTGTCTCGCTGGCAATGTCTTTTGTGCGGGTAATCATGTCCCGGCTCATATCCTCCCCCGGAGGAAGCACATTCCCCATGCCTGTCTGCTTCGCCAGCTTCTGCATCTCATAAACAAAGTCGGCCCTGCCTGTCTTTTTGAGGGCAGAAACCCTGCGCCCATCAGGGGTGGTCACCATCTCCCTAGCCCCGGAAAGGTAGTCTTTTATCATCTTCTTGGAGCGATTAAGAAACTTCATGCTTTCCACGTTGGCCGTGAAGTAAGCCCTCTCCCTGATCTGCGTGGGCATAGCCGCCCATTGTTTGCTGCTCAACCTCCTAGCAACGGGCCTTTTTTTTCCAAGTCGCTTGATTGCTTCTTGGAACTTGAGCGGCTTAATCAATAACTCTAGTGTAGCCATCAGAAAATCATCCTTTTTGCGTGTCCCTCTTTTAGCAGGGTTTGGTTAAAGTTTTCAAGGGTATCAGGGTGAAGCAGTTTCCCCAAGATTCGCCCATACTTGCCTCTTTTCGTTGTTCTCAAGACAATCACCCTGCCACAATCATTCAATAATTCCAGAAGCCTAGCCTTAGCCGCCTTGCCCCTAGCCTTTTCTTTCAAGTCCCG